TGGCTTCGCTTGCGTTTGTAAAAAAACGGGCTCGGCAAATCCTTGTGGTGTAAGGGTTTTAGCGCGTTGTTTTTGTTGTGCGTACTGTTGGCCTCGTCTTGCGTTACACGGTTTACATGCCGGCACCAAGTTGTCTATTGCATTGGTACCGCCGTTGTCGGTGGGTTCTAGGTGGTCGGCCTCGGTTGCTTGGTTTACTCCGCACCAATGGCACACGGCGTTGCCGTTGTCGAGCACCTTTAAGCGATTGTGTTTAAATTCTTTTTGGTTGCGTTGCTTACTGTTGTTGTTAGTTGGCATTGCTACTCCCGCGCTTCGCTTGGGCTAGCGCGCCGCAAGCGGCTTGCTGTCGTGGTTGCTGGTAGCTGCTCATGTCGGGTTTACCTCGGTTGTGTTGGTTTGTTATCGGTATGTCAATGCTCGAGCGCTTTAAGCCTAATGCGGTAATGCTCACCCACGGGGTTGCCTCAACCCGTACCCTTGCATTACTTAGCCAATTATGTTTATGGCTCGCCGCGTCACGTCACCTGTTCAAGGGCGTGGCGCTCTACCCACGTCACCGTGTTTTATACCTGTCACCTTGCGAGGGGTGTAGGCCTTGGTGCTTGCCGATTGTCTAACTGGAGGGGTGTGTAAAGGTTCCGAATAGTAGCTGTTGTATCTCTTGCATTTGTGCAGGACGCCATACAAACGCCATTTGCCCACAAGCGCGTAACGCTGTTAGCCATTGCTCTTGGCTTGCTGTTGTCTTGCCTCGTTGCGTCTTAAGCTCTGCAAACACAACCATTGGCTTTAAGCCTGTAACCATGTTGCCCGGGTGCACTAGCACCAAATCCGGAAAGCCGCTGTCGCCTTGTGTTGCTGTAGCCCAACTACCGTTAGCACGTTGGCTTGGTAAGTCATGGTGGACTAACCAACCGAGGTCACGCGCTAGCGCAACAATCGAGTTTTTAAACTCTCGCTCACTTAACAAGTTGGGCGTAAGTTTCATTGCGGTTTGAACGCGCGACGCAATGCCTCATGCGCCAAATTGAGCTCGTCTTGTAAGCGGTCTGCCTCGGTTTGCAGCTCAACAATGCGGTTGTTTAACTCCATAACTAACGCTTGCTCGGCAGCCAACTTGCGGGCTATTTCCATGCTGTGTTGGCGTACGTCGCGTAAGTCTTGTGCGTAGCTGTAGTTGGACTTGTACCGGGTCATTTCATTATTCCAATAACTTTTGTGGCGTCGCTAGCTGTAAGCGTTTCCAATATCACGTCGTTACGGCCAAGTATTTCGTGCAGCTTTTCTAATAGCTCACCCTCGTCGTATTCGCGGCCCTTGGCTAACGCTTTAATAAAGTTAATTTGCTTGGCGCTGGCAAAGTTGCCGCTCGGTGCTTGGTCATTGGCTACCGCTTTTGAGCCGGCAACCGCTCGAGTACGCTCAGGGCGCACTATGTCGCCATCGTCCTCTTGTCGGGCTAGCACCTCGTTTTTACTGGCAATGCTTTTGTTGACGCCAAAACCCATATAGCCAAGTGCACGGCCTAACGCGCTGGTCATGCCCACCATAAATTCCGAGTTTTTTGTGTATGGCGTTTTGCCCGGGTATGGCTCGGCAGCTGTAGCAATCGCTGGTAACGCGTCGTCAACGTCACGGTACACGGTCACGGTGCAACGGTAAAAGGTTGAGCCGTCGGGCATTGTGACTACTTGCGCGTCGGTTTCTTGTATGCGTAGGTTGGGGTATTTCTTTAGTGCTTCCGTTAAACGGGTTGGCACGTCTACGTAGTTGTCAATGTTAAAGGCCATTAGATACCACAATCTCGCAATTTTCTACGCTTAACACTTGCATTGCTTGTGCGTATGCTTTTGCGGCGTATGGTGCGTGTGGTGTTTTGTTTTCGCCAGCTGCCAACACGTTTAACAACCATTCGCCCGCGTTCATATCCTCGGGGTCGTAATCGTGCATTGTTACTAGCAACGTAACTTTTTGTAGTTGCGTATTGGGTGTTTCTACTTTTTCTTGCATGTCGGGTTGTCCTGTTCTAATCGGGATTGTATTTATAGCACACGGGTATTACGCGGTTGGCAAGTCTGCCATTGTCCATAGTTTGTAGCTTTTAACCCAATAACTACCGCCGCTGTTGTCGTCATGCTCGACGTGCTGCCAAGCAAGCTCGGCTATTTGCCAGCCGTACAGCCAACCAACCAAATTGTAGGTATCGGGTAGTAAGAGCTGTACAAGCACAAACGGGCTGTTGGGGTAGCGGTCTATTTCAACGCCCGGCACAATGAGGCTTACGACGTCGTTAGTGCAATCGGTTGTTTTAACTTGGTAAATGTCTACGTCGCCATTTAGGGCGTTGTGTTCGGCGCTGCCTAACAATGTTACGCCCGGGTGCTCGAGCAAGTAATGGTCGGCAAATACTATTTCGCCTAACGCGCCTATTGCCTCACGGCCCGCCCTAAATTGTTTGCGCTCGCTCGTAAACGTGTTGGCACACTCTTTGCGTTGTGCTGCAATAAACTTTGCGTAATCCTTTTGGGCTTGGCTAATGGTGCCCGTGTCGGTCACGCGTCGCCGCCTAACGCCTCTATTGCTAACTCGATAACAAACGCGCGCGGGTCTTCAATACGCACCATGTCGGTATGCAGCGCCCGCAATTCGCCTTTTAAGTGGTAGAGGTGCCGAGCGTGTTTGCTTTCGACGTGTGCAGGTTTTACTAGCTCGTCCAAAATAGTAAACATTTTGCGCGTTGTTTCGCTAATGCCAATTTCGGGGTATTGCGCTTGGTAATGCTCGTAGTTGCTCATGTCGGGTTGTCTTTCGTGTCGGGTTTAGTTTGCTGTTTTCCATGGTAGCCAACCGCTGTTACGCCAAATGGCAACGGCGGCTTTTACGTTTGTTTCGGGGTCAAATAGTTGGGCGCAATCGTCCAAAATGCCTTGGGCTTGTAGCCAGCCGGTAGGCCAGTACGTTGAGGGTTTGCACCAAAAATAGTTAACTTGAAAATAGCCAGCGCTACCGCCGTTTGTGTCTGTGGCGTTAAACGCTTGGTGGGTACAACGGCTTTCGCGATATGCCACCTTTAGCGCTGTTTCCATTTCGGCTACTGGTAGGCCCTCAAGCGCAAGCAGGGTGCCAACGATTGTGCAGCTGTCCACGTTTACGGTGGTGGTTGGTGCTGGCACGGAATAGGGCACGTACACGGTGCTTGGAATGGTGCTTGCTGGTTGGTCATTAGGCGCGTTTAGAGCGCTTGTGGTGGCCGCAAACCCTAAAAGGGCTGTAACTATGCCTATTACTAATTTGGTGCCTGTAATCATGGTTTTACCTCGCATTGGTAGGGGACGCCCCACGAGCCGCTAGCCAAGGTTTTAAAAGCTAGTTGCGCGTGTAGGACGCTGCCCGTGTTGGGGTTTCGGAATAGTTGAAACATGGCTTGTTGGCCGTTGTCGAGTGTCGTTATGTAGCACTCGTACAAAAAGGTTTGTAGCTCGTCTGTCATTAGGTACCTCTAGCTTTCCGTCGGTAGTCCAACGGTAGTGCAGGGTGCTACGCGGTTGGTGGATTATCCCCGAACACCAATAAAAACGCGGCTTCGACGGCTTGCGGGTTGTCTGCCATGGCAGGCGTTATTTCTAGGTGCCACCAATCGCCACCGGGTGCACCACTTATTTCGGGTTTGCTGTAACTACTCCACGCTTGACGGTCACAACGCCAACCACGGCCAAAAGGTTTTGGAAAGTAATCCAAAATTGCTTGGACGCCTAGCGCGTTGGCGTTGGCAACAACTTTGTTTATAAACTCAAGCGACGTTTTACGGCCTGTTGGTACACCCTTGTTTTTGTCTGCCATGTAGCGCCAGCTCAAGTCAACGGCTCGGCCCGTGGCGTGTACCGACAAGCTGCCCGGTTTTCCTTTCATATCCCTTTGCCCAAAACTGCCGTTATTCCATAAACTTTTGTTGCTGTACTTAATCGCGCACTTAATCCATGCGTCCATACCGGCACGTGGGGCGAGTGCTGGCCCGTCGGCGTTGCCTATGTAATCTCGAGCGCCCGAAACACCCGGCTTGGCTTTAGCAACGCTCATTGGTCAAGTTGTGGCGTTTTGCTTTTAAGGCCGTTAGACGCGACAAGGCCGCTAAGGGTGCCGGTCAAAAATACTAGCAACGTGGATAGTAGGTCTATTAGTTGGGCGTCAGTCGGGGCCTGTTTTTCAGGCTGGTCAACAAAAAGCACTCCGTAAATAAATGCAAACACCGTAAAAGTAAAACAGACCGCTAGCAAACGGCCCACAAAAACTATAAGTGCTGCGTGTTGTTGTTCAGGGGTTTTCATTGTCGCAACTCGCTTTCGTAAAACATTGGTACGTAGTATTTTGTTTAGAAATTGTGCAGCCACTACAGCCCCAAGCCACTACCGCTACAAGGATTGTGCAGCCAAATAGGTAACGCCATGCCATTACGCTTCGTTGTTTGGTTCGGCGTTTACTTGTCGTTGTATAAATTCTTCGTATTCGGCAGGGGTCATAGGCCGCACTATTTCATCAACTTGTATGTGCACGGCGTCGTGTGGGTATAGCGCTATTGCTTCTTGGTATGTCATGCCATAGTCCTAACTGTTTGCGTATCCGTAAACTCGAACAGTTCCGCCAGTCATTGTGCCGACATTGGCAGTTAAAGTAAAAGCAGTATATGAAGTTGTATTTGCTAGTAAGCCTGCAAAATTACGCGCCGAACCCGGAAAAACGTGTGCCCCAGTTACAAAAGTGTTTTTTGCTAAGAATGGGTTTACCACATCAAAGTTTGCTTGTATTCCATCAGTTAATAAAGAACCAATGCGAGTAAAAGAACTAGCGTTATTGTCCGAAACTGCGTTTACGCTGTTTGTGTTGTAAACAGTACCCACACATGCCATTGAATACCCTGTTGCGGTCGAACCAAAAGCAAGTCTTAAAGCCTCATCATTGGCGGAAACGGTGCCGCCAGAAACAACAATTTTGTAACTGTCATATGTAGCGCTAAAAGCCGATGAAATTGTGACGCTTGCAACTGCGCTTCCAATGGTTGTAGCGCTAACAAGTACAAGCCCGGGCGTGACACCGACAGACTGCCAAGCCGCGCCGTCGTAATACTGTGTTGTCTTAGTCGCCTCGATGTAAGCAAACTGGCCCTCTGCCAAAGTCTTTTCGCCTGTGCCACCGAAAGCCGCGTCGCGCGTAACAGTCGTGGCAAAAACGGGTATGCCGCTGTTGGTTATATTCAAATCGGCAGCGGTCAAAACCTCGCCGCTCGAGTACACCGGTACCGTTGTTACTGCATTAGCGCCCATGGGTTTACTTTATCCTAAAACGGGTTGAGGGTCGGTTATTCCAATAATTCCGTAAATGGCGTCGTTTAAAATAAATTCGTACACAATCACCGTAGGGCTTGTACTGATTAGGACGCTATGCCCGGTGGCAAAGTTTAGGCGGTGCTCTATGCCCTCAATGGCTAGCTCTTGGGCTAGTTGGCTGGTTGTTAGGCCCGTGGTAAAAGTCTTTTCTATGGTGATTGTGTCGCCAATATCGAGGGTTGCTACCGTGTCGCGTTGTGCAGCTGTTAAGACGGTAAACGTCGTTTCTACTGACGTGTAGCGGGCCTCGGGTTGGCCGTTTAGTAGGTAGTCCGCGGCGTCGTCTATGGCTGTTTGCTCGTGTAAAAGGCTGTTGTTAATGTTGGTGGTTTGTATGAAGTACGTGGCAATGCTGCCAGCGTCTACAGCGGTAGCGGTTTTGTCGTCGAGCCCTGTAACTACGGCGCGGTTTATTACTTGGTCGGCTTCAAAAGATATGCCTACGCCAGTAAATTTAAGTGTGCCGGGCGCGCCGTCGTCGTGGAAATCTGCCGAGCTGCCCGCAAGAGTGTTGCCGATACGGTTTTGAAAGGTTAGTACGCCTGCTCGAGACATAAAGAGCCGCCCAAATTCGGCGGTGTCGTTTATTTGGGTTAGGTAGTTAAGTACGTTGGTACCGGCTGGCACGGTGTAGGCGCTGTCATGGCCAAGGTTTACGGTGCCTGTAGCAATGTTGCGGGCCGCTATTGGAAAGTCAACCTCAGGTAAATTTAGGACGGTTTCTATGCGCTCGCCCGACGTTTCGGCGGTTACGTTGAGCTCGTTTAATACGGTTTGACTGAGCAAATAGAATTGGTCGGCGCAATACACCTCTACCGTGTCGTTGCCGCCAAGCGCAAAGTTGTAGTCGTAGTTAACTATGTAGCCGTTAAAAATGAATTGCGGCGTGTTGGTGCTGTCATAACGTAGTAGGCGTACCTCGCGCATTGGCGCTAGTCCGGGTAACGCTTGCGCCGTGTCATAAAACGGGCTGTCAAAATTAAACGGGTTAAAAACGCCATTGGCTAGCGTGTCGTCGAGGGTAAAGGTCATGGTGCCAGCGCCGAACGTGTCGCCTTGGTCGCGGCGGCCTCGGCGTACGTTGACGTTTAACGCGCCGTCTAAAACGCTGGCAAATTCGCCTATACCGTCTAACACGTACTCGGTATTATTGAGCACTCCGCGCGTAGCGTCGTCGAGCGTAAACGCGTTGAGCTGGAAACCTGTCGCTATTTGTAAGTCATAATTGCCCGATTGGACTACAGCAACAGCCATGTTAAGCCACGTTTAATTGCAGCGGGCCAGCGGTACGCGAATATGCCCGCAATGCGTTAACAACGCTTTGCCCTATTTCGGCGCTAGTAGACAATCCGCCAGCCACGTTAATTGTTACGCCGCTACCGCCCATGTTGCCCATTTGCGATAACGGTATTACAGCCTCGGGGCCTGCCTCGCCAATCATGGCAAGCGTTGGCCCGGTCACTATGCCGCCGTCCGCCATTTTAGGTATTGAGCTGCTAATCGTGGAAACAATACGGTTTACACGTTCGGTTACTACTACGTCAATGTTTACCGAGCGCTTAAGCTTTGCGGCTATCTCGTCCATTTTTGCCATAAGTTTTGGCGTTAATTTGGTTAGCTCTGCCTCAAGGCCGTTAACAATAAAGGTTGCTTGGTCAACGCCAGCCTTGTACCAATTGTTGGCAGCTTGTAGGCCTACCTTGTCGGCTGCCCGTTGAGCGGCTTCTACAAGCGCGTTGGTTTCGTCTATAGCGGTTTGCCCGCCCTTTACAAGCTCTAGCGCTATTTCGGCGCCAGCGACGTTGCCAGCGTCCATAACGTAGCCCAATGCGTCTTGGCTTAAACCCATTTCCAAGGCTTTGCCAAGGTTGGTGGAATACTCGACAATGCCACGTACTTGCCCACGTAGGGCGTCTAAAAAGCCTTTAAAGCCGTAGTCGCCAGCCTCGAGCGCGGCGTTAAAGTCAAGGGCACCCTTTACGGCGTCGCTTACCTTGGTGGCAAAATCGTTAAATTCGCCTTGCGCCTCGGCCAGCTTGTCTTTAGCTGTGTCTACTGCCTCGGTAAGTTTTTCTTTAAGCGCCTCGGCAAAACTTTCTACCTCTTTTTTAGCGCCGCCCACGTTGTCTTTTGTCTCTTTAAATTTAGAATTAAATACACCGGCAGCGTCCGCTACGCGCATTTGCTGTTGAGCCGACAAACCAAGCGCCTTGTTGTATGCGCCTGTTTCTTGCTCGGCGTCAAAATAGCCCGAGCCAATAGCCTGCAAGCCGTTAACAAACAACGAAATGGGGTTAATGAGCTCACCAATTAACTTGCCAAATTTGCCAACCTTTATGGTTGCGTTGGTTGCCGGGGTAGGCATATTGCTAAACGCGTCGTTAATTTTTACTAGGCCGTTAGCAAAATCGGTTGCCGCTGGCAATAGTTGTTGGCCTAGTTGTATTTGAAAGTTTTTAAACAATGCGCTTAGGGTGCGTTGCTTGTTTGCGAGGTTGTCGGCTGTCCTAGCAAAGTCTCCTTGTGCGTCGCCTGTTTGTTTGTAAATAGCGGATTGTGCCGCCAAAATCTTTTGTTGAGCTGTTAACGCACCGCTGCCCTTGTATATGCCCAATTCCATTGCCTCGGCTTTTAGGGTGGCGTCGTTAAGCAATACACCAAAACGGCGCAACGGCTCTGCCTCGCCACGTAGGGCCGCGCCAATGGCCTGTACGGCCTCCTCGGGCGTTGTGTTGTTAAACGAGGCTAAATCAGTAGACAGCGTTACAAAGTCGGTTGTAAACGTGCTTAAATCCTCGCCAGCGAGCCCAGCAGCTTTACCGAACGTGCCGAAAGCACCGGCAGCGTCAAGCACGGATTGCTTAGACTGGCCAAGCTCTCGAGCGGCAGTATTGGCAAAGTCTTTAACGCTCTTAGACGTCCGCCCAAAAATTACGTTTACCTTGCTGGTTGCCTCTTCAAAATCTGAGGCCGCTTTAATAGCTGGGGCAATAACTTGGGTTATCGTGCCGATAGCGGCGGCAGCTGGAAGCAATGCGCGTTGCAAAATAAAGCCCGCTTTTTGCGTTGTTGTTGTAAGGCTTTTAAATTCGCGTTGAGCGTCGGCTACACCCTTGCCACTAAAACTTGTTAAAATCGGTATGTTAATTGCCACGGGTCACCACCAAATTACGGTTTGTCTGTTGCATAACTTTACCCACAATGCTTAGTAGCTCGGCGGTTACTGCCGGGCGGTTGCTTTCTACGGCCTTGTCAATTACACGTGGGGCGTCGCCTACCTCTTTATTTAGATTGGCAATAAACGCCGTGTTGCGTACTCCGCTAATACCCGCGCCCGCGTGGTCATAGATAGCACCCGCAAAACTCTTTTGTTGAATAACCATTAGTTGGTATGGCTTGGCACCGTACACAACTTGGCGGGTGTAGCCGCCTTGGTTGAAATCTACGTAACGCTCACGGGTAGCACGTACACCAACACGGACGTTAAAGCCGCCCTGTACCTCGGATACGTTCCAAGCTGCCTCACGGCCTCGAATAAGCGAGCCGCGACGCATACCGGATAGCGGGGCACCGTCGCTACGCGATTGTGTAGAAACCATGCTTCGGGCCTCTTGCACAATTTGGTTGCCAACGGTTTTAATGTCTTTAGTTACTTGCCGCCTAATTTTGCGGTCTATGTCGTTTAACTCTTTTAACGCGTTTTGCACCCCGTAAACGTCAATTTGTCCGGTTATGCCCATAGCGTCGCTACCTTTTTTTGTGTGCTTCCGTCAACACTTTAGCCACCGTCTGCAAGTCTTGTAGCTCAAACGGAATATTAGGCGGCCACCAACCGACAGCTACTAGCACCTCGGCTAGCTGGCGTCTGTAGGTGCCGCTTCGGTAAAACTTGGTTGCTCTTGCTCGACAACCTCAATGTTGACAAGCTGTTTAATAAAGTTGTCAAACTCTGCCGGTACAACAATTTTGTTTAACTTAGACGCCTCAAACGCCAAATAGGCTAAATCCTCTATGCCAATGCCATTGGCCATGTCGGACGCCTTGCGTTTAAATTTCCTCTCCCACGCCACAACAACGTAAAGGTTGGTTGTAACCGTGTACGTGTTGTCGGGTAGCTCAACTTTTAGAGTTAGCTGCATAACTTGCCTCTTTCGTGTCGGGCCGTGTTGAGGCCGTTATTAGGAAACGTCTACGGAATACGAGCCGCCAGTAAACGTAATGTCAATGGTTGACAATTCGCCCATGGTCGCGTTGATGACTGGCAAAGACTCTAGGTAAGTGCCTGTCAAAATAAAGCCCGGGTTGGTTGCCGAATAAGTGTTCGGCGTTGTCGGTGCTTGTGGCGAAACCAACACGTTGCATTGGGTACCAACAAGGCTGGCCAATGTTGCGTATGTTTCGGTTGCTGCATAGCTCATGTAAAGCGTTAGCGTTAGCTCGTTGTTTTCGAGGCCGCCAACGTTGAAACGGGCGGTGTCACCAAATGCGGTGCTTTCCAATGCTTCTACCGTGCGGGTGAGCGTTGCGGCGGTGCACTGGTCACGCAAGTTAACCGTTGCGATAGTTACGTCCGGGTTGCTTAGGTAAGTTGTTGTGGCCATGGGTTACTCCTCGTTTGTGTCTATGTCTTTTTTAGCATTTTTTGCGGGCTTAGGTGCGGATACTTTAATAAAGCCGCCAGCGAGCAACGCTTCAAGGTTAGCGCCGCGCATTACGGCTAGGTCGGCGTCAAACTCGTCGCCGGGTGTACCCACTCGAGGGCTAACAACGGTGTATTTGCTCATGCTGTCGTACTCGCTTTCAAGTCAATGGTTAAATCATAGGCGGCGTACTCGGCCCCACCGTACACCGCTACCGTTGGGCGGCCGCCAGTAACCGCCACGTTTTTAGCAAGTAGTAGAGCTGCCATGTTCATTAGCGAGCGTTGGGCGTCAAGGTTGCCGGGGCCGAGGGTAATTAGTCGTACTGGAAACGTAATTTCAACAATGTTGTAGTTAAACGCCACAAAACTAGGGGCGTCTATAAACGCGCACGGCGGGTTAATGTTGCGCGGGTCATTGGTAACGGTCATGCCCGTTATGCTCGTTAGCGTCGTTGTGAGGTTGTCTAACGCGACGTTAAAAAGGTCGGTGTATGCGGGTACGGGCATTAGGCCACCGCGGGGCGGTCAATACCCAACAGCTGTTTAACCATTGGGCTAAAGCCTGTTGAGCCGCCGGTAGTCATACCATCAAACGACGCGTAATCCATGCCAGCGCTACCACGTTGCCTATACAAAAAGCCTGCATAAGCCACGGTGCCAAGAGTGACCGCGGCGCTCGGTGACGTTGTAAGGCTGTCCACGTACCCGGCTTGCTGTCGTCGCTTGTAACAAACAGCGTTTGCGCTTGTGCGGCATTGCGTTAGAAACGTGGCGTCGGCCGCTGTAGCGGTGCCTATGCCTAACCAATCCTCAACTTGGCTGTCGAGCGTTACCCACGTACACGTGGGCGTAGTGGTCAGGGTGCCGGTAGCCGCGACAATTTCGACGTTGGCAGCTGTACGCGCATATAACACTTGGTTTTGTATTGGCTGCTGTTCGTCGTAATGGAAAAACCCTTGCTCGTCAACGCCCGTAAAATAGTATTGCGGCAAGTCAACGACGGTGTACGTGCCGTTAAAGGTTGCGTCAACGCCGCTTATAACAACGGATTGAGCAACCTCAAGCGGGTCGGCGTTAGTTAGTAATACAACAACCGCGTAATTGTCGGTTAAGTATTTTTGTGTGACCGAATAAGCGGCCATAATGGCCTACCTTTCGATATCAGACGAATTTAACAAACTTGGTGGCGTCTGCCATGAAAGCGGCAGCGTAACCACGGAAAGCAATCGTGCGGCCCAAGGTAGCTGGTACCTCAACGCTAATTGCACCCTTTTGCTGTTCGTAGAATTCGAAACCAGCGGCAGGGCCAGCAGCGTGACCCATGAAAGAGCCCGGTGCGTTCTTGTCAACAACAAGTACCAAGCCAAGCGGGTTGCCGTTCCACGTTGTTGCAGCGGCGTTGCCGGCAGCGTTTTGGCCCATAAGGTTTGGTGCACCTGTGTACGGAAATACTGGCCTGTCTTGGTTGTCTACCGAGCTGGCCAATGCGGCCCAACTTGCAGGCGTTACAAACATGTGCGTTGGCAAGTAGTTAGAGTTTGCCGAAATTTGACGAGCGCCCTCGTAAATTGCTGCTACCCAATCTGCACCTTTAGCGGTATCTGCTACCGATGAAGTTTGTGTAATTGCTGCATGGCAAGTGTCTACGGCGTAGTTGTCGGTTGCTTGGCCGTAAGCGATTGCGAGCTGGTTCAAAATAATGTCAATGCTTGATGGGTCTGACCAATCCAAGTCTTGTTCGGAAACGGTGACAAATGTTCCGAAACTTAGTTTTGAAACGTCATTGTTTGAAACAACAACGGTTGACGCGTTCAACTGGTCAAACTGTGCGGCCTGTTGTGTAACAACTGGTCGAGTTGTAATTACTGGACGGCGGAAAGTTGCGCCAGCTGTCGGCATTGCCCTAGTCCCGATTGCACTAACAAACGGCCTGATTGGGTTTAGCGAGTCGTAGACACTCCCGGTGATGATTTCTGGCAATATGCCCGGGGTGCTTTCCGTGTTGATGAATGGTGCAACGCCGGGTGCAGCTTCGACAACTGCTTGCTTAATGTTTGCGTTCATTTGTGCAAAGTCGGCGCCGCCACGTACGTAGCTAGCGATGTATTCCGAGGTGCTTGGCAAACGCAATTTGCGTGGCTGTGCATAAATGGTTTGCACGGTTGCGGCCTCAATAACGGCTGGTGTTTCTACGGTCTTTTCCATTTCGGTTAACTCCTCGTTTTCGTCTTGTGTATTATTTAACTCTATTTCGTCGGGCTCTTGGTGGATACTCGCCGCGACGCGCTGCACCTTGGCGGCCTCAAA